TTTCAAGGCCCTTCTAATAGATTTGAATTTGACATAATTAAGTCCAAATTAAAGGATATGTTATCATCTAATAATTTCTTAAGTAAGTAATATGTCTTGGTTAATATTTAAAAAGAATATTTTAGAATCAATGATTTTCGGCCGATTTGCAAATGATACGGAAGGGTTTGCAGATTTCTATGCCAATGAATATGACCAATGTATAAAGAGAGGTGGTGATACTATATACGGAGTTCCTGTTGTTAATGGAAATGTAAAGGGCATGGCCGATGTTATCAAAAATGCAATGAAAAAAGGACAAGAAAGTGATGGTGAGAATTTTAATATATTAGAAGAAATTTATCCAGCAGCATTTGATGCATACTGGTTGGGAGGTGAAATGGCACCTATACCAAATCCTTTATTAAAACCATTGGGTTGGGCATCTACTGTACCTGCACCCGGCACAATTCAAAACATCGGCCCTAATCCAACATCACTTGCAGCATCCGCAGCTAAAAATAAAGCAGAAGTTGAAGCATTGAAACTATTAGAGGATGAACTTAAAAAACAATCCGTTACTATTCCAGGTATCCCACCTTTACCACCGATTACAATTCCTGTATACGAAACCGCTTTAAAGATAATAAACAAAGAAGTAGTTGCCCCGGATATTAAAAATAATCCAATAGTTAAAAGTGCAATTGAAATAATTAAAAAGTTAAAAGAAGCCAAAAAGAAAAAACCTGCAATTGGAAGTCAAATCAAAAAGGCCATAAAGTTTCCCTTTCCAAAATTACCAAGTAAAAAGAAATTGAAAGAGGAAGCTAAAGAGAAATTGATAGAACAGGCCATTGAAGAAATAAAAAAACAAATAATACCACCCATTGAAGAACAGATATTACAACCATTTATTCTTCCAATAGTCGCTGCAATTGAACTTGCAAAAAATAGTATTCCAAAACCATTACCTACAAAAGAACAAGTTGTAAAGTATGTTAAAGATACTGCAGAGGGGTTGGTACCTGAGATAGATTTATCATTATATGTTTCTATCCCAAAAATTCCAAATATAAAGGAAATAAAAAAACAAATAGAAGAACAAATACCAACCAAAGAAGAATTGAGAGAATTGGCCTTACAACTTATATTAGATAGATTACCAATTATACCGAATATATGGTTTACATTACCAAGTTATGTTTTCACATATCCAACAAATGCATTTGCAGACCCATTTGTGAATTTAGCTAAGTTTCATTTATTGGGAACATCGGGTAATATGGTAGTTTTGGCTCAATACCCGCCACCTGCTCCACCAGCTCCTGCAATATTAAATTGGACAGGTTATAAAGTTATTGGATAAATTATTTAAATCAAATATTTATTACTAAACATATACAAAACAATTATTATGAAATCAGAAATTTTATTAACTTTAATTAAAGAAGTTGTTAAGAACGAAGTTAAGTTACAAGTAAAAGAAGAACTTGTTAAACTTATAAAATCTGGTGCAGTTACATTAAACTCACAAAAGAAAACATCTACTCCATCATTGAGAGAGATGACGGAAGTTACACCTACACCGGTTAAAAGACAACAACCTGCATATGAGCAGCCAATTCAAGTCCCAAATAGACCACAAAAAGAATTTTCAAAAGACCCAATGATAAATGAGATTTTGAATATGACTCAACCATTTACATCTGCACAAAGAGTAGAAGGTGGACAAGGTGGAGGAAGTGTATTGGATATGATTAAACCAACTATGCAAATGGATGAAGATTGGAACACAATGGATTTTAGAGAAACAAATGTTCCTCAAAATATTCCACAACAATTTGAATCAACGGGTGGTGGGTTACAAGATGCTACAATAAAAGCATTGACGAGAGATTATTCAGAATTAGTAAAGAGATTTAAATAATGGCAATAGAGCTTGGTAAAGTTAATGTAACCGATTTAACTCAAAATGACTATAAAATACTTGGAATTGGAATAAATAAAAGTTCCGATACAGGTGGTATATTTGCAGTTAATTATACAACATTGACACAGGCTAAGGATTCATTAAAAAATCTAATACTAACCAGAAAGGGTGAAAGAATAATGGAACCTGAATTCGGATGTGATATTTGGAAATTGTTATTTGAACAAATAAGTCCTGATGTAATTAATAATAAAATTGAATCTACTATCTTAGATGCTGTATCCATTTGGATGCCATATATAACAATAGACAATATTATATTTGATTATGATGATAACGATATAGATAATAATAAAATAGTTTTGGATATAAAATTTTCATTATCTTCAAATAGAAATTTATCCGAAACGATTGAAATAAATGTAAATAATTAATAAATGGCCATTAAACCTTTAAACAATATAGGTGGAAAAAATTTATCGTATGTCGGTAAAGATTTTGAAACATTAAAACAAAATCTTGTTGATTTTACAAAAACATATTTTCCAAACTCATATTCCGACTTCTCCGAAGCTTCACCTGGAACAATATTCATAGACCAGGCAGCTGCCATTGGTGATATGTTATCATTTTACCAAGATGTTCAATTAAAAGAATCGATGTTGGCACATGCAACAGAGAAAAAGAATATTGTGTCAATTGCACAATCTATGGGATATAAACCAAAAGTTACATCTCCTGCAGTTTGTGAAGTGACTATTTATCAATTAGTTCCAGATGATGGTACTGGTATACCCGATGATAGATATTTTTTGAGAATTAAAGATGGTATGGAGATAGAATCGACCTCTAATTCTTCTATAATATTTAGAACAACAGACGCAGTTGACTTTACAATATCAGCAAGTAGAGAGGTAGAAGTTTACGAAAGATTGAACACAGGAGTTCCTTCAAAATATTTGATAAGTAAAAAAGTAAAAGCAATTTCTGCACAAGAAGTATCAACAACTATCACAATGGGTTCAGATACGGATTACCCAAGTATAACTTTATCAGATTCAAACATTATACAAATCATATCGGTAATAGATGATGATAACAACACATATTATGAAGTTCCTTATTTAGCACAAGAAAGTGTTTTTGTTGAAAAACCAAATACACAATATAATAGTGACCAATATTTACAATCAGGAGAAGTTCCGTATATATTAGAAGTACAAAAAGTACCTAGAAGATTTTCAGTTAAAGTAAATTCGGATAATACAATGGATTTACAATTTGGTAGTGGTGATACAAATTTATCGGATGAAAGCATTTTACCAAATACAAAAAATGTTGGATTGGGTTTAGGAAATTCAATACAAAGATTAAATCAAGGAATTGACCCATCAAATTTTTTGAAAACTAATACATTCGGAATAGCACCTGCAGGAAGAACTTTAACTATAAAATATTTAGTCGGTGGTGGTGTTACATCAAATATAAATCAAAACGATTTAACTAAAATTAGAAAAATAGAATTTGACGATGATTTACTATCAATTCCTACCGAATTATTAGCATCTTATAATGATACCAAGTCCTCAATAGCCGTTGAGAATCTAATTGCAGCTACTGGTGGAAGAGGAAGTGAATCAATCGAAGAAATTAGACAAAATGCATTGGCAACATTTGGTTCTCAAAACAGAGCAGTGACCAGACAAGATTATATCGTAAGAGCATTATCGATGCCGGAAAGATATGGTAGTGTTGCTAAAGTATATGTAAGTCCGGATGGTGAAATTGATAATAATTCTCCTGCATCGATACTTGCAAATCCTAAAAATATCACAGAATTTACTAATTTGGTAGATTCAATCAAAGGATTACCAAAACAAGATATACAAAAAGAATTGGTTAAATATCTTACTCAAAAGAAAACAAATATAGCAGAGGTAAACAATCCATTTGCAATCAATATGTATATTTTGGGATATGATGAGAATAAAAAATTAACAAACTTAAATACGGCCGTAAAGGAAAATCTTAAAACCTATTTGGGTGAATATAGAATGATTACGGATGCGGTCAATATGATTAATGGGTTTATTGTAAATATTGGAGTTGATTTTGAAATAATTTGCTATTCAAATTATAACAAAAGAGAAGTTGTTACTCAATGTTTAACCGAATTGCAATCTTATTTTGATATAGATAATTGGACATTTAATAAACCAATAAACATTTCTGAAATAGAATTAATATTGGCTAATATAGAAGGAGTTATGAGTGTACCATCCGTAAAGATTTCAAATTTATGTGGTGGTGATGGTAATTATTCAACAAATAGATATAACATAGATGAAGCAACTAAAGGAAAGATAGTTTATCCTTCTTTAGACCCATGTATATTCGAAGTTAAATATCCTAACAAAGACATAAAAGGGAGGGCCATATAATGCATAAATTTTTTACATCGTCATTTGACACAAGTATATATCTTCAACAACCTGAACAAAACGCAGGTAGAGATGAGATATTAGAAGTAGGTAAACTGTATTATGGTTCTACTAAAGATATTACAAGAACTTTAATTAAATTCGATACCGGTTCAATCAAGTCAGAAATAACATCAATAGGAACAGGTAGCTGGCAAACATTTTTGGTATTGCGTTCCGCAAACTCAGAAGAAATTCCATTAGAATATTCACTTTATGCAAACGCAGTTTCTCAAAGTTGGACTATGGGAACTGGTACTAAATTCGACAATATAACATCAGATGGTGTAAGTTGGAAATATAGAGATGGAATAAATACATGGCAAGATAATACCGGCGGTGGTAGTGCCGTTTTTGCAGCAGGAACAACAGGTTCGGCTAATGCAGAAGGAGGAACTTGGTTTATTACAGGTTCAGCAACACAATCGTTTAGTAATGAGCCGGATGATGTTAGAATGAATGTAACCAATATAATACATCAATGGATTAGTGGTTCTTTAAAAAATAATGGATTTATAGTTAGACATAGTATTGATGTAGAAAATAACACATTAGATTATGGTATTCTTAAATTTTTCTCAAAAGAAACAAGTACAATATATGAACCTAAATTAGAATTAGTTTGGGACGATAGTTTATTTACAACAGGAAGTTTAACACCTGTAACCGGTTCTGCAGAAGATGGTTATAAAGTAGTAGTTACAAATCTTAAAAGAGAATATCCTTCAAACTCTAAAGTAAAAATAAGAGTTAAAGGTAGAGATATGTATCCTTTAAAAACATTTACAACCGGGTCTTTTGCATACGACCAATCAAAATATCTACCATCAGGTTCGGTTTACTATCAAATAGAAGATTATGTAACAAACGAAACAATTGTTCCATTTGGAGATTATTCTAAATTAAGTTGTGATAGTACATCAAATTATTTTAACTTAGATACATCGACATATCCTATTAATAGAACATACAAATTAAAACTAAAAATAGTTGAAAGTGGTATATCTACTATTATAGATGATAAATTAATATTTGAAATAGTATAATAATGACCAATTTAGAAGCAATTGCAGTTAAACTTCAAGAAGAAAAAGACAAAGAATTAGAGTCTATACTTAAGGTATCGGGGTCTGCTGCTAATGTTAAAAATGAATATGGTGTTACAATCGTAGATGATACAAATGTTGCATCTTCTTTGGTTTTTAAAAATTTAAGTAAACCAAAATATGATGATGTTGAACTTATTAAGGCAATAGATGTAGATATAAAGGAATTAAAACCAAACATACCTACACCAAATTTAGATTTAGTACCAAGACCATTATACACAGAACAAGTTGATTTAGTTGAAGATTTGAGAAGGCAAGTACAAAGATTAACAATAACGATTACCGATTTAAATAGTCAAATAACAACTTTACAAGCACAGGTTCAAACGGAAATAAATAATAGGTTAAGTGTTGAACAAACAAACGATGTGTTGGCAAATCAAATAGATACATTGACTGGTACAATTAATGATTTTACTGGGCAGATATCAACATCATTACAAAAATCAGTTGACGAAAGTATTTTAAGAGCATCACTACAATCCCAAAATACAGGATTTAAAGCTCAAATCAATGCATTAATTCAACAAATAAATTCATTAAACTCAATTATTGAAGGTTTACAAGCTCAATTGGGTGCAGTAAGACAACAAAAAGAAATTGAACAAGAAACAAAAGGACAGGGTGGAGATAATATAAATAAAGTAATAAGTGCAAACTTCGATAAGAAAGGAACTCCTAGTGACGCAATTATGTCTTATAAGATTAAGAATGCAAGAGATAAAGCCCGTGAGTGGTTATTTGGAGAAAATTTAACTCTTGTAAATAATGATTTAGAACCCGTACAGGTATCAATCGTTGCAGTGTGGGACCAGAACCAAAAATGGTTTAGTATACCAAAAGATAATTTTCAAATTTCTCCTGGTGCAACCGAAAGAATAAAATTCATAGACACACCAAATAATATAAGTTTTGGTAGGAGAGATAATACCGTATTTTATGAAGGTAGTCTTAATATAACAATTAAAAGAAAAGATGGTACATCGGAAACCAAATCATTTAAAACTAACTTAAAAGTAGCACATCCTAAATCATACTAATAGAATATGTCAATAAAAAAATATACAAATATTGAAGGAATAAATAATAAAACCGAAAATGAAGGACAGTTCCTGCAAACGGATGATTTATTTATTGTTTCAAAAACAGAAATAGATACTACTGATTTTGGAGATTGTAAATATGATGTCATGGAAGTATCATTATATGATATCAATAATAATATACTACCACAAACATCGGGTAATAATGTTGCATATATTAAAATGGGTGATATTAAAAACTACATGCAGCAAATAACAAATAAGCAAGGATTAAAAGAATTGGCCATTGATGCTGAAAAATTGATAAATGATTTGGGTTATACAAATGGTATTATTAAAGTTAATATCAACTTTGTTAGATATAAAGTTGGAAGTGAAGATGTATTGGAAAGTGTTTGGATTGAAGAAATTTCTCCTTCAAGAGAAGAAATTCGTATTATTCCACTTAAAACGAAATTTCCAAATATTAATGATAAAACAAAAAAACAATTTAAAAATTTAGAAAATTTAAATAAAGATTTTAAATATTATAAAAAAGCTTTATTGAATTCTTTAAATTCTTTTGATAACACATTTTTAGATAAAATTAATTCCGAATTAGAAACAAAATATGGTAAAGATTTTTTTAATATTCTTAAAAAAGATTTTGGGTTGAGTAATTTTAATATTATAAGAGACAAAATATCCAATGACTTTAAACAATCGGTTGAATATTACCTAAATAACAAATATTATAAAATATCAGAATCAACATTTGGCAAACCTTCCGAAATAAGATTTGAAGATTGTGAAGTTTATGAATTTAATGATATGGTATCTACAATACAAAATATTTTAACGGAGTGTATTGATTTTAATTTAAAAAGTTTAAAAAGAAGAGAATTAAATTTAAAAACTTTACCTAAAGAATTTGCAATAACAGAACTACAAAAACAAATTCAAAATAATTTAGATTCTTTTAATACATTTACACAAACAAAAAGAAATGTTTATTCTCCAGATGGAGTTGCAGCTGTATTTAATGATACTAATACTGGATTTGTAGAACCAACTTATCCAGTAAAGGGAACATTTATTAAAAATATTTGTAAAGGTTATGACCAATATGGTGTTTATGCCAATGGTAATGGTGGTTCATATGAAGAATTGATTGAAACAAATTCTACAATATGTGGATATGTTGCCCCACCACCACCAAATGATGGTGGAGGAACAGGTGGTGGAGGTGGAACAGGTGGGCCTTCCGGTGGCGGTGGTGGTTTTATCGGTGGTGGTGATGACGGAAATGATGGTAGAGCTAGAACCGATGGTGGATTGGGTAGAGCAGAAACTTTCAGATAATAAAATATTTATAAAAAACAATAGATGTCAATAAGATACGATAGACAATATAAACAAAATGTCGATATAGAAGGCCCAATTGGCCCGAATACCAACGAA